AGTAGTGTGCTCCACAATGAATTTTGAAAAAATGCTTTTGAAGCTATGTTTCCCCAACCACCCACCCATTAAGCTGTCGGCTTTGACCCGAAGGTCTTTTGGTGTCAAATTAAATATTTTAGAATTTGGAGTCGAATAGGCGTATATTTTATGAATTAGATAACAATCCCGAATCGGCCCAGGAATTGACGGGCAGCTTCACTCAGACCTGATCTTCCCCAACTCAATTTTTCAAGAACTGCTACTGCCCTCATCACATCATCCGATTTTGTCTGCATCCATTGATCTGCTGTCATTTGGCCATATCTTTGTCTGAGAGATTTCTTCAAGAATTGGGCTTCCATCATCCCTTTTTTTACTCTGTATATTCCAATTGCCAAGGGGTAAAAATTAAATTTTTCTAAGAACATTTCTGTGCCTGGGAAAAAAGATAGGTACACCTCTGCACCAGCACTCCACTTTATTCCATTTGATTCTGCTATTGGATTGATGATCTGAAGCTGGATGCCAGCTTGTGCAACACTATTCCCAGCTAGATATTGATCTAAGATATACCGGGCTATATATCCTGAGAGTCTATGCATTGTGAGATCTGAGTCGCCGATAGGATTGTCCCGGTTTCCTTGAAAATGGTTATTGACCACTTCCACCTGCCATGTTCCAAATTTAAGACCAACCTTCGGCTCTGGTCTACGAGCGAGTTGATCTTTGGCTTTCCTGGCATTGAGGAAGAAGATCCTAGCGGAAACAATGTTAAGCCCTGCTCCAGCTGAAGCTTTAAATGCCACATACTGCTTATCAGGATCAAATCCATTTTGGGCAGTTGGCTCGACATCATAGAACACCAGTTCCGACATTTAATAGCAGTTCAAAAATAGAATTCAATTGTGGAGTACACTACT